AAGCGAGTCAAGGCGGTCCGGATCCGGCCCAGCGAGAACGGGCTGACGATCATTGGCGGTGACAATGAGCAGGGGAAGACTTCTGTTCTGGATGCCATTGCCTACGCTCTGGGCGGCGAAAAGTACCGGCCCACAAATCTCAACCGGGAAGGTTCGGTGGTGCCAGGCACCATCAAGATTGTCATGGATAACGGCCTGATCGTGGAGCGCAAAGGCAAGAACGCAGCGTTAAAGGTCACTGATCCGACAGGGAAGGCTGCCGGCCAGAGGTTACTAGATCAGTTCATCGAGAAACTGGCGCTGGATCTTCCCAAATTCATGGAAGCGTCCGGCAAGGAAAAAGCGGACACGCTCCTGCAGATCATCGGAGTGGGGCCTCAGCTGGATGAGCTGAACCGGAAGGAAAAAGAGCTGTTCGACGAGCGGACCATCACAGGCCGTACAGCTGACCGGAAGACTAAATACGCTGCGGAACAGCCCTATTATCCCGATGTCCCTGCAGAGCCGGTCAGTCCCATGGAGCTGATCCAGAAACAGCAGGCCATCCTTGCAAAGAACGGCGAAAATCAGAGAAAGCGTGAAAGACTGAACGAAATCACTGCCAACAAGCGCAGAGCTTTTGAAGATGCCCAGGCTATCGAGAAGCGGATCACAGAGCTTCGGAAACAGCTGGTTGAAAAGAGATCTATCTGCGAACAGCTGGCTACAGATGAAGACATCGCACGGACGGATGTCGCACAGCTTCAGGATGAATCGACAGCTGAGCTGGAGGAATCCCTGGCTAACATTGAAGAGATCAACCGCAAGGTCCGGGCCAACCTGGACAAAGAGAAGGCAGAGGAAGAGGCGAAAGGTTACTCCCAGAAGTACATCCAGCTGTCAAATGAGATCGAGCAGATCCGGCAGGCACGCAGGGACCTGTTAAGCAGTGCGGACCTTCCGCTCCCGGAACTGTCCATTGAGAACGGCGAGCTGATCTACAAAGGACAGAAATGGGATGGTATCTCCGGGGCACAGCGCCTGATCATCTCCACAGCGATCATCCGGAAGCTCAATCCCCAGTGCGGATTCGTACTCATGGACAAGCTGGAGCAGATGGACCTTCGGACGCTGAATGAGTTCAATGTCTGGCTGGAGCAGGAAGGGCTGCAGGTCATTGCCACAAGAGTCAGTACCGGAGACGAGTGTTCCATCATCATTGAGGACGGCTACGGAGTACAGCCTGAGGCTGAGGATCCGGAGCCCGAACCGGTAAAGAAGACGGCTCCCAAGGCGGGAGGCTGGAAGATAGGAGGTAACAAATAATGGCATTTCCGATTAACAGAGGGATTGTGCCGACGGCCAAGAAGGTCGTCATCTACGGACCGGAAGGAATCGGCAAGACTACATTCGCCGCAAGGTTCCCGAACCCGGTATTCATTGACACAGAAGGCTCCACGAAGGAGTATGACGTCGCAAGATTCCCGGCACCCACATCCTGGCAGATGCTTCTGGATGAGGTCGCAGAGGTCAAAAAGAACCCGCAGATCTGCAGGACACTGGTCATTGATACGGCAGACTGGGCGGAATCGGCCTGCTTTGCTCATGTGATCAGTGCCGGTCAGGTCAAGTCCATTGAGGACTTCGGCTACGGCAAGGGCTATGTGAAAGCCAAGGAAGAGTTCGGAAAGCTCCTGAACGAGCTGACAGAGGTCGTGAACGCGGGCGTCAATGTGGTCGTTACGGCTCACGCAGCCATGCGGAAATTTGAGCAGCCGGATGAGATGGGATCATACGACCGCTGGGAAATGAAGCTCTATACGTCCCAGAAGACAAACATCGCCGCCCTGCTTAAAGAATGGGCAGACATGGTGCTCTTTGCCAATTACAAAACGTTCGCCGTCAAGGATAAGAACAGCAACAAGGCAAAAGCCCAGGGCGGCCAGAGGGTCATGTATACGACCCACCATCCCTGCTGGGACGCCAAGAACAGGTATGGCCTTCCGGAAATCCTGCCTCTGGACTACGAAGGAATCAGGGGAGTAATTGAGTCTGGTCCCGCTGATCAGCAGGAGAAGGACATCCAGGTGATCAGCCAGGGCAGCATATTCGACCATCATGAGGACGTGCCTGCAAAAAGCCAGGCGCCGGAAGCGCCTAAAGCTAACAAGAGCACAAAGAAGCCTGAAGCGAAAAAGGAAGAGCCGGCGGCTCCTGTGGGATTCGATGTAGATCCTGCCATCCCGAAGAACCTTCGGGACCTGATGATCGCTGACGGCGTCACGGAATGGGACATCCAGAATCTGATGTCCGTATGGGGCTATGTTGATTCCCAGATGCCGGTCAGGGAATACACAAAGATTGTCAACGAAGGAGTCTCCATTATCGACGGATTCCTGGTCCCTCAGTGGGCAGACATCCGCAAAGAGATCCAGAAGATGAATGACGCGGAAGAGATTCCGTTCAACTAATAAGAAAGAATGAGGTAAAACATCATGGCATGGAATGTCGGTGGAAACAACAATTATCAGAATAACTATCAGCAGAACAGCTATCAGCAGCCCCAGCAGACTGGAGAAGGCAGAGAGTTCTCATGGGATGGCGATACCATCACCAGAGACGACGAGTTCATTCTGCTGGAGCCCGGTGAGTATCCTTTTACGATTGAGAAGTTCGAGCGGTCCCGGAGCCAGGGATCTGAGAAGATGGCGCCCTGCAACATGGCTGTCGTTTACTTTACTGTTCACTCTGACCAGGGAGATGTGACGATCAAGGACAACTATCTCCTGCACAGCAAGTTTGAGTGGAAGCTGTCCCAGCTCTTCTCCTCTGTCGGCCTGAAGAAAAAGGGCGAGCCCTGCCCGCTGAACTTCACAGCACTGCCCGGCAGGACCGGATACATGAAGGTGAAGAATGAGCCCGGAACAGGCCAGTACGCAAGCTCCATGTTCAACAGGGTAGACCGGCTCCTTCCGGCAAACTGATATGGCAGCCATGGAGCTGAGGCCCTATCAGCGTGAAGCAATAGAGGCGATACAGGAAGAATGGAACAGGGGCGTCAGAACGACGCTCCTGGTACTTCCCACGGGATGCGGAAAGACCATCGTGTTCTGTAAGCTGGCGCAGGGGCTGGTCCGGGAGGGAGAAAGGGTACTGATCCTTGCCCACCGGGGAGAGCTTCTGGACCAGGCGGCCGACAAAATGAAAAAGGCCACTGGCCTTGGCTGCGCGGTAGAAAAGGCGGATCAGACCTGTATAGGCAGCTGGTTCCGGGTGGTCGTGGGGTCTGTGCAGACGCTCATGAGAGCCAAGCGTTTGGAACAGTTCGCACCGGATTACTTTGACGCCATCATTGTGGACGAGGCCCATCATGCCATATCAGACAGCTACCAGAAGGTCTTGCAGCACTTTTCCGGGGCAAATGTACTGGGCGTTACGGCAACACCTGACAGAGGCGATATGAAGGACCTGGGAGAGTTTTTTGAATCCCTGGCCTATGAGTACACACTTCCGCAGGCGATCCGGTCCGGATACCTGTGCCCCATCAAAGCGCTGACGATCCCGCTGAAGCTGGACATCAGCAGTGTGGGCATATCCTCCGGAGACTTCAAGGCCGGGGAGATCAGCACAGCACTGGATCCGTATTTGGAACAGATTGCTTCGGAGATGGAGACCTACTGCAAAGGGCGCAAAACGGTGGTGTTCCTTCCATTGATCAAGACCAGCCAGAAATTCCGGGACATTCTGATCGCTCACGGATTCAAGACCGCTGAGGTCAACGGAGAATCGGACGACCGGGCACAGGTCCTGGAAGATTTTGACCAGGGCAAATACAACGTCCTGTGCAATTCCATGCTCCTGACGGAAGGCTGGGACTGCCCGACAGTCGACTGTATTGTGGTGCTTCGGCCGACAAAGATCCGGAGCCTGTACTGCCAGATGGTCGGAAGAGGCACCAGACTGGCGGAAGGTAAGGACCATCTGCTTTTACTGGATTTCCTGTGGATGACGTCGAGGCACGACCTTTGCAGGCCCGCTGCCCTGATCGCTGATACAGAGGACGTGGCTGCGCGTATGACCAGAAATCTGGAAGAGGACGCCGGGGAAGCCTTTGACATTATAGACGCCGAGGAAAAGGCAGAAGCTGATACAGTCCGGGACCGTGAGGAAGCACTGGCGGAACAGCTTGCCATGATGCGGAAGCGGAAGAAAAAGCTGGTGGACCCTCTGCAGTTCGCGATGAGCATACAGTCCAACGACCTGATCAATTATGTCCCGGCCTTCGGGGCAGAACTGAAGCCTATAAGTGACATCCAGAAAAAGAATCTGGAGCATCTGGGAATAAACCCGGATGAAGTGAAGACGGCCGGAGAGGCAGACAAGATCCTGGGCACGCTGCGGGAGAGGCAGAACAAATCACTGGCAACTCCAAAGCAGATCAGGCGTCTTGAAATGTACGGCTTCCAGCACGTCGGAACATGGTCCTTTGAAGCGGCGTCCAGCATGATCAGCAGGATAGCAGCACAGGGATGGAGAGGTGTTCCCAGAGGGGTTGACCCTCAGACCTATGTCCCGCCGAAGCCAGAGCCTGCAGCAGACCCGTTTGATTGGGGAATTACGCTATGACAGAGAAGACAGATCTTATTGAAATCTTAAATCATATCAACCCGGGTCTTTTGTCCTATGAGGAATGGTGCGATGTCGGGATGGCCCTGAAGCATGAGGGCCGTTCCGCTGATGACTGGGAATCATGGAGCATGAGGGACCCGGGCCGGTATCATCCCGGAGAGTGCGCTAAGAAGTGGAGAAGTTTTAAAGGATCCGCAGAGCCGAGGACGGCCGGCACCATCATACACCTTGCCCAGATGCAGGGATGGAAGCCGGCTGTAAGCTCTGATCCGGGTCATGAGCTGGACTGGGGCGACACTATTGTCGTGGACCCGGACTGGATCGAGGACAGAGAGGTCGCTGAGCCGAACA